CAGTTTTTTGACGCTCTCAATTCCTTTCAAGCGGCAGCCTACCGGCTGTGAATATGTATATTCGCACACGAAGCCAATTAAAAGGATTGGGGTTGGGGTTTGGGGAGTTATTAAGAACCGATGCGGAGTGGATGGGGCTATGATAGGGAGCCTTCATATTATAGGGGTAATAATCTTAGGTTTTGGGGTTATAGCAAAACTTTTGTTTGATTTGGGAAACCAAATTGATGATGGATTAATAGAATTAGATGAAAAATTAGCGTTAGCGATTCAATCAGTAGTTGAAAAAATACCGGGTCTAGGTGAAAGTGAGCCAATTAATCCTATCCAAATGGCCTTTGCCCAACTGATTGGAAACATGGCGCAACAAAAACAAGTTATTATTCCACCAAAAATCATTGAAAGAGATGAAAACGGGCTATTTTCAAAAAAAGAATAATAAACAGTTATACAACCCGAAGTTGTTATGGCACGTAGAAAAAAAGCCTCAAGACGCCGAAGAAGCCGAGCGGTTTCATTATTGAATGTAGCAGAAAGTTATGCTTATGCTAATATCTTGACATCTGGATTAATGGGAACTTCTCCTGTTGGATTCGTAACAGGTGCGACAGACCTAGGTTACAAGATGACAAGTATAGGAATGGGTTCTCGACCTGAACAACAATTGTCAGTCGTTGGTGACCAACAGATTTCTTTAGGAGATATTGTTTCAGCACCAGACCAAGCACTAGGAATAGTTCAATCAAACTTCATGAACAACTATCAAAACATGGCAGTTCAAAGTATTGCTACTGGAATTGGTTTTCGTCTAGGCAGAAAATTACTTCGCAGACCAATTTCAAATGTAAATCGTAACATTTTCAAGCCTTTAGGAGCGGGCTTTAAACTCTGAGGTGATCCGGAATGACTACACAAAACGTCACAGGTGTCCTAAACTGCTCAAGCGGTTTCAAAATTCCTCTAAACGCAACAATTACAGATGGCGCAGAAGCAAGTCTTACAACTGATACTGCATATACTGTAACAGCACAAAATATTGGCGACTTCGCAACGGGTCAAACTGTTGTTAGTGGTCTTGTTGTAGCAGGTGCTAACATATCATACGCATATATTCTAAGGAAAGGATTGATTCTTTCTCTTGTTCCTTTCGCAGTGAAGGGCGTTGCTTCTGGAACACCTTCTTTTAGTCGCGCTGTAACATTAATGGCTGGAGACCAACTCCGAGTTTATACCATGGTTGCGGCTGGTAGGAATGCCTCTCTTGCTGTCGAAACTAATGCGGGAGTTCCTAGAATCTTCATCGGAACTGCTGCCGGCGCGGCAACAACTCAATTAGTAGATTTGCAAACTGGTAACACCATTGGGGAGACTCTTCAGGGTCAAGTATGTGTTCGTGCGCAATTTACTTCAGTAGACCAAGCATTGATTACATCCGTCGCGGGGGGATGTCAAGTAACAATGTCTAACGGGAATCTCAGTGGAGCGGTTGCAGCAACCGACCCAATTGAAGTTCAACCTCAGATGATGCCTTGTTCAATTCCTGTTCAACTAAACTATACAGCACAATACATAACTTCTGCTTAAGGTGATTTGGAATGCCTAAGATGACGAAGACTCAAAGCAAAAACGCTTACAAAGCAATATTGAGTAAATCGAGAAAACTTTGGATGTACGGTGGAGAGGTTGCAATTGGTACAAAAGATTTCATGGCTATTGAAGCAATTGTTAATAAATATTTTAAAAAATTAAAGTGATATGATATGCCTCTACCAAATGCTGAAAGGAAATCTAACAGGATTTATCCTATCATGCAAGGTAAGACGCTTGAAGAAATTGCTTCTGGTGAGAATCCCACGATTGATAACACGGGAAAAACTCTTGACGTTATGCAGTTGAATGAGGATGAGTTACGAAGATTAGTCCTAATTAAGTTCGCAATTACTGCATGTGCAGGTGATTGGGATGGATTCCTGACATAGAGTTGATTAAAATGCCGTTACCAGATACAAATAATTGGTCAAGTAGAATATATGAATTGCTGAAAGAGACGGATTTAGAGAACTTATCCTATGCTCAATTCCAAGGAGTAGCAGAAAAACTATTCATTGAACCTGAAAATGAGGACGAATTGAGAAGATTAGTTCTTGTTCAACTGGCTAGAATGGCAGTTCGTGGCGATTGGGATGGATTTTTGAGTGGTGGTGGTGGTTCTGGGGCTCCAACAGACGCGGAATATGTAGTCATGGCACTCAATGGTACTCTAACTAATGAAAGAAAACTAACAGCAGGTGCAAGGATTACAATTACTGACGGGGGCGCGGGTGGAAACGTCACTATTGCAGCCGATGCAAGTCCTGTAACTTCCCTAGTGGCCGGAACTAACATTACATTAAGTCCGGTATCTGGCTTAGGTGATGTTACAATAAATGCGGCTAGTCCAACAGGATTTGCGCCAGACGACGCATCTTATCTAACTCTAGGATTAGACGGCGATTTAACTGCTGAAAGAGTATTGACAGCAGGTACAGGAATTAGTTTTACTGATGGCGGTGCTGGTGGAACATTAACAATTGCAGCCAGTGGTGGTTCTGGAAACGATTTCAACGCGGAATTAGTCGGTGTTGCTTTAGATTCTGATGGTGCAAATTATGACGTTTTTGACATTTTGTCTTTACCACCTTACGGCTGTTGTCGATACCTTATCGGGAAAATAGACACAAAGCAATATTTCTATCCTTTTATCGCTCCAGCCTCGGGAGACATTGCTGACATACTTGTCAATTATACTTCTGGGGCTTCTGGTTCAACTGATGTTTATTATGCTGTGTATAGAGACAACAATGGCGTTCCTAGTACAGTTCTAGGTTATGCTACTGCTGACGGCCAAACGACAGGAGTTCAAACCCTTTCTTCATTTTCTTCAACAATTACTTTGGTGCGTGGCACTCAATATTGGCTCGCTGAAAATAAATCTTCAAGTGATACAATAGAAAGACGCGCAGTAGATAATTCTTACAGGCCTAGAATTTCACCCTATAACGGATTTCCTTCAACCAGTAATTCTTATGGTACTGGATTGACTACTAATTCTAATGTGAGTTCTGCACCTGCTGACACAAACGCGACTAATTTAGAACCCTCGGTTTACTTTTCAGCCCTCGGGTCTTGTCCTCATGTTGGGATTAGAATAAGTTAGGTGATTAAATGCCTAAACCAAAACCAGACCAAGTCATTAGACATGAAATTGTCTTGGGGCGTTCAGAACGAGAATTAGTAGAAGGTGCTTTAGTAGCATATCAAGTAAACAGAATTGCTACCCCAACGGTTGCATTATTGTCCGATGCTTCGGCTATGTTCCTTATCTTAACAGCATTAGCGACTTATCTGGGTTTCAAATTTGAAGTTGGCTCATTAATTATGGACTCAACTCAAGATTTGTTCACTGCTTTCCTAGCCCAATATGATGCATACAAAGAAACACCAGAATATCAAGCGACTGTAATAGGGGGTACTGCTGTAGCCGGTGCTATTCCTGTACTTGGTACACCTCTCCAGATTCTTATTCGCCAAATATTCGGCTAATACCCCCCTATTGAGGCATCTTTTTCCAAAACTTGAACCTATTATTCAGCATAGCGGCCTTGTCAGCCTCTAAATCCTGAATTCTTTTATTTAGAAACGCAACGACTTCCATATGATGTTTCCTTTCATATGGTGCAACTACTACACCATGACTTGACCGAATCAACTTTCCAGTAAACCCATCTTCATCATATTCTCTCGCCCATTTAGGTTCAGTATAGAACCAGATAATTGCCTTGGAAACATTTTCGCTCATCTGGTTCTTTTTAGAACGCTTCTTGATTAATTCAGAAGCGTGTTCATGAAGAGTAAATGAATGTAATATTTTACTCATTCTTCTTCTCTCCCATGCATACAAATTATATCATTGTCTGTTAAATTGTGTTTATCTCTATATGATTGACACATTTTACACAATGGCCATTCATCCCATTTCAGGTTAAAATTAGTCCAGAAAGCAAATTGTTTCATTATGCTACCTCACTTAATTTATGACCTGCTCCTTCTGGACAAGACATTGCTTGTATGATTCTCACATCTTCAAAGGTGTTAACCAAGAACACCAACTGACACTTAGAACATTTAAGATTCATTCTTCTTCCTCCTCGTTCTGGTTTTGAGTAGGAAACCATCTCTTCATCATTATCTTACGAAAAGATTCAAACTTTTCTTGCTCATTCATTCTTCTTCCTCCTCGTTCTGGTTTTGGTTTAGGCATTCAATCACCCTATCATATTCAAATATACAACCACATTTATTATAGTCACAACATTGTAATGTAACTTTATTTTCATCTATAAAAACCGCTAAAACAGATTTATTACAAGTAAAACATTTAGCCATTCAATCACCTCTACAATTTTCACACTTCAATTGAGTGAAAGTATAGCGGTAAATCTCACCGCATACAATACATTCACAATTCATAGATTTACTAAAATCAAGTGTTGTTCTCATTAAAACCACTCCTCACTAATTATGTCCTTACATCGTTCACAAATTCCCCATGTGTGTCTCTTTTCGTCTTCATAGCATTTCCTTATTCTGCAAAGGCAGCATTTGTCATCAAACCGATAGTCCCGCTCCATAATATCGATTCTGACCCGTATGGGCTATATAATACCTGCGACGGAACGGCGTCAGGAAAAAAACGCAGTTTTTTGACGCTCTCAATTCCTTTCAAGCGGCAGCCTACCGGCTGTGAATATGTATATTCGCACACGAAGCCAATTAAAAGGAT